TTGTTTCCTCCGAATCCCTATTGCTCTATTCAGCGCCTTGACGAGTGCGGTTCTTCCTTTTGACACCGCTACGGCTCTTCGTTCTTTGTATGTCTTTTCTACCTCTTCTAAAGTCTTACCTGGTAACACTCGTTCAACAGATAATCCTAACACATTGGCACCCTGAGATTTCAACCTCTGGAGTCTTATGGGAAGTGCGCGTTCCAGACGAGCGACAAGCTCTTTGTCACCCTTCTTCACGGCCGCCGCTCTTCTCTCTGCGTGAATTCTCCTGACTGCCTGTTCTGTTTTTCCAGGGAGAAGATACTCGGCATTTCTTTCGGGGGTAGTCTGCATCGGTGTTTTTCCAGAGGGCGTCCTGTCCGGTGTTCTACCGGGTGTGGTTTGAGCAGGCTTTCCTGAAGAAGCTCCGAATTGCTTTCTCCGAATCCCTATTGCTCTATCAAGAGCATTGACGAGTTTTGTTCTTCCCTTTTTCACAGCGGCGGCTCTCTTTTGCTTATATACAGCTTCTACCTCTGCCAAGGTTTTACCAGGTAACATCGTTTCGGGCGTCCATTTTGAAGGTCTCTGTTGTGGTCTCGGTGTTTTTTGTGGAATCTCATTGTCATTGTCATTGTCATTGTCATTACCATTGTCATTTTGCAATCTTGTTGACGTGCGACCGCTTCCACGCAAATCGGCACTCGTTGGTATATAGTTGTCCGGTCGCAATCTCGGTCGCGTTCTCGTCAGAGGAGGCTCATGCCCAGGCTCGGAGTATGGTTCTGGACCGATCTGCGACGAATAGTTAATTTGCTGATTGAATGGTCTTTCCTGATAACCTCCCATGTCAGGTCCCGGTAACGGTCCTATTGGCGCAGAGTAGTTTCTGCTCCTGTTGAATGACATTCCGAGTCCGGGTCCTTGCGTCGGTCCTATTGGCGCAGAGTAGTTTCTGCTCCTGTTGAATGACATTCCGAGTCCGGGTCCTTGCGTCGGGCCTATCTGCGACGAATAGTTAATTTGCTGATTGAATGGTCTTCCCTGATAACCTCCCATGTCAGCCCCCGGTAACGGCCCTATCGGCGCAGAGTAGTTTCTGCTCCTGTTGAAGGACATTCCGAGTCCAGGACCTTGCGTCGGGCCGATCGGAGATGTGTAATTAATTTTCTGATCGAACGGTCTATTTTGGAATCCTCCCATTGACGACGAAGGCAGTGGTCCAATTGGCGCCGAGTAGTTCCTGCTCCTATTGAAGGACATTCCGAGTCCGGGTCCTTGCGTCGGGCCGATCGGAGATGTGTAATTAATTTTCTGATCGAACGGTCTATTTTTGAATCCTCCCATCGATGATGAAGGAAGTGGACCAATCGGAGCGCTATAATTTAAATTTCCCGATAATGTATTTTGTGATACATTTGTTGAGATAACATTTGATGAGATAACATTTGATGTTTGTCTAGATGGAGAAGACATATATGTTTTGGGAGTTCCGGATAATGGTTTAACAACAGGTGAAGTAACAACAGGTGAAGTGACAACAGGTTGCGTATCGACATATGTCTTCGGAGTTCCAGATAATGCTTCCGTAGATAATGAAGGAGATCTTCCCGCTTTTGCCAGATTATCCACGAGTTTATTCCTCTGTTTCTTGATTGCTTTTATTTCCTCTGCCAACGCCGCTGCCTTGTATTGCTCCTTGATCTCCGTTCTGGCTAACGCGCGTGCCTGTGCTTCTGGCGATATTCTACGTCTCGTATCGGGAACATAAACTTCTACGTGCTGCCCTCCATTCTGTCTAACATTCACGAGCTTTTGATATCCTTCTCGCGGCGATGACGACATTACACTCTTATTATAATCCTATATTTTTTTAATAAAATTAATCTAAGCTTCAAGTTTAGGTTTCTTCTTAAAGAAAGATGTGATTTCCTTCTGATTGTTGGCTATGTTTTTCTTGACTCGTTTGACGACCTTCATATCCGACTTGAATGTGTTCTTGAGTTGGTCGATCTTCGGTTTGTTCACTGCATCGCCAAAGATTTCTTTCTCCGGATCATCCACGAGAGGATCGAAGAGGCTGATGATAGGCTTTAGAAGCTGATGTTCCACATAGAACAACCTGTCCACGATGAGACCATTATCGCGAGCGAAAGCAGGGTCCTCGGCCTTGAAAGATTGTTTGATGTCAACGTTCGCACGATCCTCGATGTAGACAAAGGGAACTCTCGAACCACTCGGGACCGGAAATCCAGTCCGTTGGAAGATCTTGTCGGCGACGTGAAGATGCGGTTGGCACGTGTTCTTGTAGTCATTCTTCAGAGTCTTCGACATCACGTATTTCTCCATAGGATATTCATTGTCCAATACTTTCCTGATCTTTTCACGCGTCTCCTTGATTGCCGTCGGTGTGTTCTTCGCGTGCAAAATCGTGTCGAGACTCTCCTTCAGGATTTCTCGAGTGATGGGAGAAAAATCTCTCCGCACCAGAGCCAGTCCTTTGACATCAATCTTACCTTTCTCACCAAGCTCCTCGAACTTTACCGCGGCATATCTCTTCTTCGAGTAAAGAACATATGGGTGGTACACTTTCTCGAATTCTAAATCTGCAACACAATTTAATAGGGATAGACACAATTGGGTTAGTAATGGGTCGTAAAAGAACTAAAGATACGATCAGTATTTATATGATAACATGCGTTGTAAATGGAAAACAGTATATAGGACAAACTAAAGACTACTATAATTCAAGATGGTCTAGTCATAAATACGCGGCTAAAAAAGATGCCAAAGGTTGCGTGTTGTTTTGGAGAGCTATACGAAAACATGGGGACGATAATTTCATCCCACAACTTCTCGTTGAATGTGAAAAACACGAGTCAGATGAATATGAGGAAATGTTCATAGAATTATATGATACGACAAATCCTACGAAAGGATATAATATCCGAAGTGGTGGAAATACTAGAGGTCAAAGCGAATGTACTAGACAACTTATATCGGCGTTACGTTGTGAAAGAAATGGAAAAACACTACCATGGGGTATATCAGATATAAAAACACACGGAGTAATGAAAGGATATCAAGTTCGTTTGAAAGACTTAAAACCAGGAGTTTTCAGAGATCCTAAATACACTCTAGAACAGCTACTAGAAGCCGCTATGTATTATAAAGAAAACAAAGCTGACCCAGAATGGTATGTTAGACGTTATAAAACTCACCGTTCGGAGCCTTGAAATCTTTTGTGATTTCTCCTGCCAGCCATTTGGCCATCTTGAAGTGAGCTTCCATGTCTACGGATCCGTCTTCCTTGTCTGGAACGTTCATCTTGACCATCACGGAATCTGTATCTCCGTAAACAACCACGGAACCTGGGATAAGTTCTACGGCTCTTTTCGCGGTGTGATCGATCATGTTCCTGCCGGTCGCCGTGACAGAGGCTGCGATGGGGACGATTGGCACGAATCCCTTGCTCGCACCAAGGAACCCATACACGGAGTTCATGACAACTTTGTACGAACGTTGACTTGCGTCATGTAGATTCTCCTTGAACTCGTCTCCTGCTTTCTTTGCCTCCGCCATGAGTTTCTTCGCGTGTTTCCTGAACTTTGCCAGGTCGTCGAGAAGTGCCGGCACCACTCCTTGGCAGCTACCGTCTTCCTTACGCTGTGCATATCTAAAGGTTCCGAGCCCCGTTTCGATCTCATAGTATTCCACACCCGGAATGTTGTCGAATTTGTCGTCCATCACCAGAGTTTCTGGGCTCATGTTATGAGCTCGGATGATACTGGGATACAGACTGGCAAAATCGAGTGCTGCGATGGGAGTGAAGTAAGCGCCCTTCTTGGGTTCGAGCACGGTAGCTCCCTCGTACTTACCTTCTGTCGTCCAAGCCTTGTCGTCCGGGATCGAGTAATTCATCTCGCGAGCTTTGCCGAACAGACACGAAAAACATCTGATCTGTTGCCCTCGGAAGTTGATGTAATCTACTGGAACCTTGACTGCGTTGGACATCTCCGTCAAGTCTTCGAAGATCGCCATCTTCCTGAGGAGCTGCAGAGGCAACGTGGTATCTTTCGCGGCATACGATGCGATCACCGCGCGGTCATTCGCGTCTCCTTCGAAGCGTTCGAAGATCTGCATGGCGGGAAGATCATTCTTTTGATCGCCGAGATATTCCTTGGACACGTTGTTCAAGCTGTAGCTCTCCATGTTTCTGTTCTTCCGGAACCACTGAAGAAGGTCGATCTGCATCACTCCAGGCACGTCGAGAAGGAAGAAGGAGTTTTGACCGAAAGCGTTCGAGCTCAGATCTCGTTCTATGACGGAACCGCCTCCCGTTTCCATCCTTCCGAGATTATGAATTTCCACGGTATCCTCGCCGGTCAAATCATCCACCAGCATTTGCGAACGTCCATGAATATACTTCCAATCATATTGCCAAACGTTGTACCCGATCAGCACATCGATCTTTTCCTTCTGCATTACTTCCATCCATGTGTTGATAACATCGTGCTCGTCCGGACATGATATGATCTCCACTCCTTCCACTGGGGCGGTATCATGAAGACACACTACCGATGTTTTGTAGGGTTGAGGATCTCCGTATCGTTGAAAAGAAGTCGCGATTTGAGTCACATAGTCGGTCCTGTTCGTTGCGAGTGGGAACCTTCTTTCCTTCGAGTATGTCTCAATATCCCAGGATGCGATGATGAGAGGAGGAACCATGTCAGACTTGAACGATGTGAGGTTCCTGAATGTTGTCTCGACCTCGATGTCGGAACGAGAGATCTTCTCGCGCACGGAATGAGCATTGGACACTTGCATCCAACCAGCGGGGTCGAGCTTCTGGATGTGGAACATGCGAATGAGAGGGTCGACTGAGGACTCATATAATTGATAATTACGCTTCAACTGAAATTTTGCTTTCCTCATCTTCTCGGAAGTCTTGAACACGAACTGAACTAGGTTTCTCAGTTTACCATTGTCAAAACCCCACATATTTTTACGTTTCATAGAAACGCACATATCACGGATCGCCTCATATTTCATAGCCGTTTCAGTTATAAAAAGATTTGTCCGGGAAGGAGACCACGAGTCAGGAACCTCGAGTAAGAACACGGGGGTGAATCTAGCCCTGACGAGAATGGTCTTGCCGTCTGCACATTTGCCGAAGATGTTGATACGATGATATTCGTCCGAGCTCTTGGTGCTGGGCACGTCCTCGGACCGAAAATCGGTAGGGAAGAACTGAAAGGTTGCCATAATAGCTTTGATATTTAATTATACAACTTATATGAAATATTGATTTAAGTTATCCGAAGTGTCAATATGATGATCATACTTCATATTGACACCTTGATACTATGAAAAATATATTTTATACATCATATACAAAATGGCGTGCTCCGTTTCGTGTATGATTGCCGCGGTATTTGTTATCGGCATGATTTATTTTTACAATATGACCGGCAAGAGTGAAATTGTAAAAAATTACAAGAAGACCCTTCCAGCAGACTTACAAAAACGATACGAAATGATTACCAATGAAAGGAAAATTTTAAGTTATCAGGGATATGCCCTTGGCGTGGCTCTTTCAGTTTGTCTGATTATTTACAACATGCAGCTTCGGACTGAGAGGATGAGCACATCCGGTATGGTTTGTCTCGTAATCGCGACTGCTTTCTTGACGAATTACTTTTACTATGTTTTATCGCCGAAGTCAGATTGGGTGCTGAACCACACAACCAATCAAGAACAAGTCAAGGCTTGGCTAAAAATGTA